TAATAAGATAAATTAAGTTTATGAATATCTAAATTAACGATGATATATTCAAGCATTTTAATAATTCGTCTTTTTTCATTATTAAGAACATTAATCATTTCGTCTTTCTTCTTTTTCAATTCTTCATCAATATCTTTATCAATTATTTCAAATTCTTCTTGTGGTTTGGTAAAACTAATGATATCAATTTTATCAGGATTATAATCAAAAAGTCCATTGATAATTAAATTAGGTGTATTATCATAAAGCGGACGATTAATTATATTTTTAATAAACAATGTTTCCATTAATTAAAAATAATAAAAATTGTTTTTAAATATAATTAATGTTTTTGAAACAATCTTTGAAATTAAATGGATTTCTAAATGGGCATCTAATTTCAATCAAATTATTATCATTTCTATATTTCTTCCTCTGTTCTTCTTTCAAGTAAGAGATAAAGCATCTCCTATGAAGGATATTTTTACTTCTCGAATTAGTAGTAATCGAAATCAATGATTGTTCCTTTTTATAATTTTCCAAACAAATACAGCATCTATCATCTTCATCTTCTTCAAGGATGGTAATAGGTGTGAATGGAACATTTGTGATATCCCATGAATATCCACCCCTATCAATCATTTTAATAATTCTATAACAATTGATATATTCAGTATAAATAGAATTTGTATTATTTCCAATGAATTGTGTGCGTAGATTAACAATATCGCATAAAATCTTAGCACAATTCTTTGATTTGTCGAAGAAATTCATAGTATCCAATGGAGTTCCGGTACAATTTGATGGACGAAGATTAACAATTCCATTTTGTTTTTCCATAATGAAGATATTTGAATGAAAATCGAGATTATAGAAAGGTGGTTCAATATCTAGAATTGAATTATCATTATTACTAATAATATCTATTTCAAGTCTAATAGATGTTCCAGAATAGGAGATGGTTTTTCCTAAAATGAATGATATGTATAATTTTATATGTTTGAGACGAATATTAAGACTATAATTGAAATGTCTAATATTAGTAGAATTGCTCATATCATGAATATTAATAAATCCGTTAAATAATTGGACAAATGCCTTAATATCATCGATAAATTCTGGGATATGCGAAGCATCTCTAAAATAAATATCAACATCATTCGGGATAAGCAATCTTTTATTAGTTTCAGGATGGTAATCTTTATCCCAATACTTTTGAAAATTGAGTTTCTTGGTGATAAATTCTTCTCTATAATATGTCGCGATTATTTCATCTCTAACAAGACCACCGAAAATGATACCATTTCTATTAAAAGCAATTCTCTTAATTTTATTAATAAGTGAGCGTTTTTCTTTACCATAAATAATTCTAATAGTCTTGTCTGACATTTTATGTAAATAAATTGAATGAAAAATTAAATCATTTTTTTTCTTTAAAAAAAATGATTTAATTTTTATAATAATATTTAGTATAAATATGGATATTGATGAAGAATATATATCCGTTAGTGAAATATATTATGAATTATTAAATGAATTTAAAGATGAATATAAAAAAATATTATTAAATGATGAATATATACCAATAGTTTTGAAGGAAGTTAAAAATAAATTTAAACACGTTCTTATTATTGAATTTGATGTTAATTATGATAATATTGAAAATATATTTTGGAAACTATTCTGTAATATATTAAAAAATAAATATTCTTTAAAATAAAAATTTTTATTTTATCAAATGAATTATATTATAAAAATTCAAAAATGGTATAGAGGATGTATTTTTAGATTAAAAAGAATGCCTTTAATTATGTATAAAATTAAAAAATATTTATCTTTAAAATCGTATCAATGTTCAAGATTTAATGAAGATGGAAGAATAAATAGTAATTTTGATGAGGAAAATATAATTAATTTACTTATTGAATTTTTTGGAGAAAAAATCAAGAAACCAAAAATTAGAATGTGGTATGATATATTAGCATATGATTATAATTATGGTTGGATACCAATAAATATTAAAAGCACAACAACTTTAACAAATGATAATACAGGCAATTTAGCAATGTGTGTATATGGATATACAAATGAATTATTAGATATTCATAGAATTAAATCATATAATAATGGTGAAATGAGTATTATATTATTTAATAAAATAAAGAATAAGGAATTTAATAGAAATAATAAAAAAGATTATTATTTTATAGTATTGAATAAAATAGATCCAAATGATATAATTATAAATAGTGTAAAAGGGTTATCTATATTGACACCAAATATAAATAATTTACCATTCCAAATATGTTGGAATAAAAACAGAATATTTAAATATGAAAATATTGATAAAAAAATAAAATTATTTATTGAATGCTTACAAAAACCTAAACCAAGTTGGAAAGAAACTTTTATGGATAATATAAGAACCTTAAGTTTATAAATATTCATTAGGTATATATGAATTGCTTATTTGTCTATGACCAATCTTAAATCTTCCTGAAAACATGAAATTATTTTTAAATAAATCGCTATTTAAATAAGATACGATATTTTTTAAATTACATATTTTTTTAGGTTTAAGCATTATTAAACCTCCACCAAAATAATTAATATTTCCAATAAAAGACACTTTTGATTTACGTGTTAAATTATAAATGTAAATACATTCTTTACCAAGGTTATTAATAATAGTATTGATATTTCTTGGTGCTCCCCATTCAAACCAATTTTTTTCATTAAATTTTTTTATTTTTCTTTCAATAAGTATTTGTTTATGACTTAATAAATACTTATTAATATTTTCATCTTCACACGGAAATTCATTTATATAAATATATTTATCTATTTTATCTTCGCCATTTAAAACTTCAATATTTCCAATTTTATTTTTATATACTTCTTCTTTTCCACTAACAATACCTACATATATATCAAAATAATCATGAAACATTACATGATTATTTATAAATTCTTCATTAAATGTAATTAAACCATTATTATTTATAATATAGCGTAAATCATTATTATATAATGTTTTTTTATCAATTAGGTTATTTTTACAATATCTAAATATTATAATATCAATAGAAGCATTATCAAACATTTTTTCATTATGAGGATGAAATATATGTGTGAAACTTCCTAATGACATCATATTATTTAATAATATAGAAGCTCTTGTTAATTTAAAGAAATCAGACGGGACTATGAATATTAATTCGCCATTATCTTCTAATAAATTAAAACATTTTTCAGTAAAATCTATATATAAATTACCTGATTTTGTTTTAACATATGGTGGATTTCCAATAATAGTTGTATATTTTTTATCAATTATTTGTTTCAAAAAATCTCCATAAACAATTTTATTTTTATCAATATTCTCTAATAATTTAATATTCGTGTCAATTTCATACATATCAAAAATTATATTAGGTATTTTATTACCGATGAAATTAATTAAATCACCTTGTCCTATACAAGGTTCTAATATATTTGAAGGGTTGTTTAAAATAAAATCGTATATTTTTTCTTTAAGTTCTATATTAGTTGTGAAATATTGCCCTAATGATTTCATATATATATTATTTTGAATATATATATAAATCAATTTTTAATTTAAAAAGGATATAAAGATAAGATTTTATAAATAAATAAGCTTCCATAGCTCAGTCGGTTAGAGCGAATGGCTGTTAACCATTAGGTCGTGAGTTCGAATCTCACTGGAAGCGATTTTTATTTTTTTTGATTATTTAATAATAGAAAATGTTTTCATGTTTATTTAGTGAAGATGTTTCGAGATTTTTAAATAATGATGATATAGATGAATACGGTGATTATTCATTGGATAGTAGAAATATAGGGAGATTTTTAAAAGAATGTAATGAGGATATTAGACCAATAATACAAAAGATTTTGGATAAAACTAAATATATAAGTTTCATGGAATTTATGAAAACATTATTTAAATCTGTGAGGGAATTGGTGAAAAATATAGATAGGAAGAATATTTATATATATGAGTGTAGTTGTAAATGTAATAGATGGATGTTTAAATATATTTATAGGATGATTAAATTTCTTAATCCTGAAATTAAGGTAAAGATAATAACAGATAAATGGAAGAATTTTAAAGATGATGATTTTATAATTCTTCCATTTGATTGTTTATATACTGGTTTTCAAATTACAAAAAATACGAAGATATTATGTAATAATAATAAAAATAAGAAATCGGTTCATATATATGTATTAAGTCCATTTATGTCTTCATATGGAATATTTAATATGAAAAATAGAGAATTAGAGAAAGAATATCATTATAAATTAATAATAGGAAGTCATACAAAAATAGATGAATATTTAATAACAGAAGTTCTTAATTTTGGAGAAATCGCATTATTAAGTAAATATTATCCAACATTAAAAGAAAATGAGAAATATAGTAGTAATCTTGAAAATATTTATTTCTTTTATTTTAATCATAAAATAGGCGATTTGAATACAACAATAACCTTATTATATATGGGAGTAATTCCAAATGATTTTAATCGTATGGCTTTATTAGATAAAAAACCAAAATTACAAATACTTCCTATAATTAAAAATTGTAATTTCGTTTATAATAGTTTAAATATAGATACGCAAAATCCCATTTGTCCTCCACCTGTATATTAGAAAAATAGATATAAAGATTATTTTTTATATTAAATTATACTTCCATAGCTCAGATGGTTAGAGCATACGACTAATAATCGTGAGGTCGTGGGTTCAAACCCCACTGGAAGTATGTTTTTATTTTTCTATTATTCTTAATAAGAATGTATTAATTTTTTTAATAATTATAAAAAAATGATTATGAATATTTAATTAAATTTTACCCTCGGTCAATATGCCTTACATCGCGTCAAATGGAGAACTTTATGATGATGAGGAGATGTTCTATGTTGAGAAGAACGTTGAAGACGATGTCGAAGATATGGAATTCGAGGACTTGATGCCTGTTGATGATTTGATTATGGTTTGGGAGCGGAAGTTGAATATGTAAATTTGTTAGAGGTTGGAAAAAGTCCAAACATTAGTATTTTTTGGACTTTTTTCAATTATATTTATAAAAATGATTTTGATTTTTGTATTTATTAAACAAAAGCCCGATTATATGGATATTGATGATTTTATGGAAATTGATTAATATTAAAAAGGATTTAAAGATAAGATATTATATATTTAATATGTCTTGTTAGCTCAGGAGGCAGAGCGTTAGGCTTTTAACCTAATGGTCGCGGGTTCGATCCCCGCACAAGATGTTTTTTTATTTTTTTAACTTCATAATTGAATTAAATTCTGTTGTTGCTTCTTGAATTGTAATCCTTTCATTAGGATTTAAAAGAACCATTTTTTTAACTAATGGAATAAGTTTTATAGGGAAAGAAGATTTATTAAAATAAATTTTTATGAGAATTTCGTATAAAGTTATTCCAAGCATATAAACATCTAATTTATTACCTAATTCTTCAATATTTCTATAATTTTCTAAATCAAATTCT